AGAACAAGTACTTCGCCTCTATCCGGAACTAGGGCCTCAATTAGACCCTGAAACCGGTGAGATGGTAGATGGTCTTATAAAAGATATAAGTTCACATTCAGATGAAGATTATCCTTCTCCTCAAAATAAAAATAGTATTTATACTGTATATCCTGATGCTTCAAAAGATTTAGATTATGGGGGAAGTGAATATTATCAAGTATTAGAAAGATTTTTTAAAACTAAAGTACCATTTTATAGAATAGCAGATATGCGTACTCAGGAAGAGCAAGTTTTAAGTGAACCTGAATTTCAACAGTTTTTATCTGAAAATCCTGATGTATTTGAAAGTGGATTAATGCAATATGAAGAAGTTTTACAAAATAGAGTTGGTGTTGTAGCTTCTGTAGGACAAATAGTATTATATGAATCTATATTAAATATAGATATATATCCTATTATTCCATTACCAAATGTATATACAGGTACTCCATATCCTAGGTCTGATATTGCTAGAGCAAGACCAATGCAAAGATTGCTTAATAAACTATGGTCTTTAGCCATATCCCACGCACAAGCTTCAGCAGGTCTTAAATTATTAGTACCATTAGGAAGCGTAGAGAATATAGGTGATTTAGAAAGAGATTGGGCTAACCCTAATGCTGTGATAGAAGTAGATAGTTCTCAAGGAGAACCTCATTATCCATCTCCTACTCCATTAGCTTCTGAATTTTATCGTTTAATTCAAAGCGCTGAGCATTATATAGATTTTACTTTTGGTTTACCAGAATTAATGCATGGATTTGCAGAACAGGCTCCTGATACTGTAAGGGGTACAGAGAAAATGGTTTCTTTAGGAGCAGAAAGACCTAAATCTAAATTAAGAGATATAGAATTTGGTATTACAAGATTAGGTAAAGTTATGTATGGACTTGGTAAAAGTCATTATTCATATCAAAAAATGTTTAAACTTGCACAGCCTAATAATGATTTGACAGAAGCAACAGTTAATTTATATGATGATGTTAGCGGAACGTTAATAGATATAGCAAAAGATAAATATAATGTTAATCAACATGATGTATCTATAGCTCCCGGTTCAACATTGCCTACAAGCAAATGGGCTGAATATAATGTATACTTAGAAGCATATCAATTAGGGCTTGTAGATAAAGAGGAAGTTTTGAAAAAGAATCCAGAGATATTTGACAAAGAAGGAATATTACAAAGAACTGGAGAAATACAACAATTACAAGGCATGGTCGAACAATTAGAAGGCCAAGTCAAAAATTTGCAGGGTGACTTGCAGACCGCTCAAAGAGAGTCGGTGGCAGACAGAAAGAGGGTTGAAGTTGAAAAATTTAAATCCAAACTTACTAATGTCGAAACAGATGCTAAAGCAACTAATAAAGTGCAGGCTGAAAAGCTTGCCGGTGCAGTGAAGCTCGCAGCTGAGAAATCCAAAAATATGATGGGTTCTGCTCAAGAAGCTGGCGAGACATTGTAGAAAGGAAAATAAAATGGAACAAGCTGAAGCAATACAACCTACCGAAGAACAAGTCGTAGACGATGTCTTAGGTAGTAGTGACGGTATAACTGATACATTTTTTGAGGATGATACCACACAAGAAGAAGATGTTCTGGGATTTAATGAAGTCCCAGAAAGTAATGCTCAAGATTTGACTTTGCAACAGAATACAGATTGGGAAACGGAAGCACGAAAGTTTCAAGGGCTTTACGATAAAGCTCAATCTGAAAATGACAAATATAAAAATGTCATGACTTCTTTAGCGGAGAAGCAACTTCAAGAGCAGGGTTATGGTGATGGTGTCAATCAGACTAATAGTACAGAACCTTCGCTGTCCGAGGATGAATTTAATCCTTGGGACGCATACTACAAACCGGATTCAGCTTCATATAAGTACAGAACAGCTCAAGAACAGCGTTCTGTAAGTGAAGCGGTAAATAATCAACTTGGTCAAATGAATGAGCAAATTATGATTAATAATACGGTTAGCGAATTGAAGAACAAATACAGATTGAATGAAAATGAAGTCAATCAGTTTATGGAATTTGCTACAAGACCAACAGAACAGTTATCTCTTGACACTTTAGTCAAGGTATGGCGTGGTTCTACTGGAAATGTAAAAAGACCAGAAGTTCGCAATTCGGTAGAAGCTGCGAAAGCAGCTAAACAAGCACCACGCAGTCCGGGCGCTTTGCAAGGAGCTCCCCCAGCAGTCAAAGATGAATTTGATGAAATGTGGGATGGAGTAAAGCAGGCTGGAGGCATGGGAAGTAGATTACCTTAATAAAATGAAGGAAGGAAAATAAAATGGCTACAAGTGCAGCTGGCTATATTCGAGGCCAGATTTCAAGCGCTGACATGGCGACAACTGCCGGTAATAGTCATGCATCTGCTCACGGGGCAACCCCAGATAGCAGGCGAATGTATGACTTTAGCGATAGAGTTGCTGAGTTAGCCCCAGAAGAATCTCCTTTTTTTGTATATCTGAGTAAAATAGCAAAAGTACCTACGAGCGACCCAGTATTTAGGTTCCTAGAAAATCGTAGCAAAATTGATTGGACTAATCGTATTTTAAAAACTACAGGTGCTCTCTCAAGTTTGAGTGCCGGTACGAAAGGTTCTCTTTCTTTTGATGACGGTTCTGGAACCGCAATTTCATGGTTAGTTCCGGGTATGGTTGTTGCTGTTGAAGTTGTTGATGGAAAATCTCATGCGATTTTTCGTGTAGATTCTGTTAGTGTAGAATCAGCAGAGTCAGTATGCGGTGTCACTTGCTTAAGTCTGGGTAACTCCAGCGAAAGCGGTTATGATGCTGTTGCTAACAACAACAATGCGCAGGTTATTGGTACTGCTTTTGCTGAAGGTTCGGGTTCACCAGATGTCTGGTCTAAATCATTAGAAGACGACTATGGCTATACTCAAATCTTTAAGACAGCAGCAGAAATGACCAATACGTCAATTGCTACTAATTATAGAGGATATGCAAACGAATGGCAGAGAATCTGGAATCTCAAATTGAGAGAACATAAGGTCGACATAGAAAGAGCGATGTTATTTGGACAACGCGGTCGTCAAGGAGGAATTCAATCCACAGAAGGTCTTTGTGGGCATATTATTGTAAATCGTCAAGCTGGTACGCCGGGGTCTATTTCATATAGCTCTGGAGCTCCGTATTTTGCGGCAGCGGCTTCAACAAGTATGACCTATGATACTTTTTTAAGTGATTTTGAAGTACTGTTTGACCCGGCACGCGGAGGAAGTAATAATAAACTTGCTTTGGCGAGTTTACCTGTTATTTCTTATCTAAACAAAGTTGGAAACAATAGTTTCATTGATGTGTCACTTGGTGACCCTGATGATGTTGCAAATCGTTATAATTTCCAAGCTTCAGAAAGAGATGGCTCTTTTGGACATAAAATCATGCAATTGAATACTGTTCATGGAGACTTATCTATTGTTCGGGAACCATTGTTTCGTCAAATGTCAGCAGGTTTTTTACTGTTGGCTGATATGAGCCAATTGGCTTATAGACCTTTGGTGGGTAACGGTTTAAATCGTGATACTCATGTAATTACTAATGTACAGCAAGCAGATGAAGACCTTCGGAAAGATATGATTCTTACTGAATGTGGTCTGGAAGTAACAATTCCAGAAACTCATATGCTGTATTCATTCACTGATTTGAATGCTAGTGAGTAAGGAGAGGTATAATAGTGAGAAGTGATTATTTAGAACAGAACAGTCAAGTTAGCGATAAATTCATGAAGGTTAAAAAAGTGCATTCTAGTGTAACTTTAGCCTCAGAGGATAGTGGCTCTGTAATTCTTGTTAATCCAACTGCAGCAACAACTGTAACATTACCAAGTACTCTAGAAAGAGGTTGGTATTGTAAAATAATTTGTACAGAAGATGCGGCAGCTACGGATGGAAGTATGGCACAAATCGTTAATGTTGATATGGGTAGTGGAAGTAATTTGTCTAATATAGGTCAAGTCCATGAAGTGGATGGTGCCGCTGGAAATTTTGCAGTTGCTAATGACGATTTTTTCGTTTTTACAGCAGATGCAACTCCCGGCGACCAAGCTGAATTTTGGACAGATGGACTGAGATGGTACGTTCAAGCTTACGTTAAAGACTTGAGCGATTCAGACTTCTCGGCAAATGCTACTACTATTGCGTAATCTTAAGTTTGAGAGGTAATAGCTCAATATACAGATTGGAAACAGTGAGGCGGGATTTAACCCGCCTCACTTTAAATTAAGGAAAAAAAATGGCAGATTATAATTCATCAAATACAAAAACAAAAGTTTTTATTCATAATGCCAATCCGGGGAGTCAAGGTGATTCTTCAGGAATGGCAAAAGAGATTTATGATTATATCGTTGGTTTAGACAGTACAAATAATGCAATATTATCGGTATCGCACTGTCGTTTAAATGGCGATAGAATTTTAACGCTTATTGTAGCTGGTTCTTAATGAAAAAGTGTGTACATTGTAAAAAACCAAATCCTAAAGGTTGGTTTTATTGTCGCTCATGTGGAAATAAAGCATCTGAGCCTATGTATACAACTCAAGTCGTTATTAGAGATAGCGGATGGGCAACTGCAATACGCAAAGATTTAATTGATTTTTCTACTACTACAATGGAAGATAGTGTAAAATCAATGCAAAATAATATAATAAAAGAAAATTCCAAGAAATGGAATGAAAGAGTAAAAAAAGCTTGGAGACAAGGAGATTAGTATGCCAAGAGGTGAAGGAACTTATGGAAGTAAAGTTGGAAGACCATCAAAAGCAAAAGGTTATAAAAAAGGTGGAGCTGTAAAACGTGGAAAAAAACGTGGAAAAAAACGGTAATCCTACTTGGCCTAATATTGATTCAGTCGATGTGACTGATTTTGATTTTGGAGAAGATTATTTTAATCCAAAATTTATTGTAGCTATTGAAGCATTAGAAGAAATAGCTTCAGCAGGGGAACAAGCTAATCCTGCAGCTCTTGTTAAAATAGCCAAAAAAGCATTAAGGGGTTAATATGGCAATATTAAAAGTTAAAATACAAGAGGATATAATTCTTGGCAATCAAGATTATGGCTCTAAAAGAATATTAGAAATAAGTAGTATAGATGAAATTAATAAAAGAATTCTTACTTGCCCAGCTAGTCAAACTACAACTATTGCAGTTTTTAATTCTAATGCATACGGAGCAGCTGGAGCTATTGATATTGAAGATTCAAAATATATTAGAGTTACAAATTTAGATGGTTCTAATTCAGTTGAATTAGCTATCGTTGGAGCAGCTACTCTTTATCAAGTAAAATTAGGAGCTGGTGAAAGCCATGTTCTTGGAAGCGCAGATGACTTAATGTTGTCAGAAGCAGATACAAGTCCAAGTTTTGGGACTATGGCTGATTTAGGAAGTATACAGGTAAATCCCGGTGGTAACGCAGTAAGCGTTGAATTATTTATAGCGAGTGCATAATGGCTACTTTTGAAGCACAAGTAGAAGGTTTAACAAGTCTTTCAATAGATGGAAGTAGCGCTCCTACACAAACTGAATTAACTCAGTTTCTTACAGATGGCGCTAAAGAAATAATAAATGTATTACCAGAGAATCTTTTAAACCTGTGTGCGTCTTCTGTTAGTTTTACTTCTGGTAGCGCTAGTACATTAAATACTGGAAAAATATCAAATGTTTTAAGAAGTGATGGTGATATTACTCAACCTTGTCGTGATGTTCCAGCTATATTTAAAGGTAGATATTCAGACCCTGATGATATGAATTATGCTACAGTTACAGACCCTATTTATTATATTGAAAATAATTCATTAGATGTATTACCTGCTGGAGGTTCAGTAACATATTCTGAAGTTCAATATCCAGCAGTAGCTTATAGTGATTCTGCTATAGCAGTATTTCCTGATGAAGTTGAGTATTTAGTACCAATATATGCTTCTATAAAATCATTACAAAATGTTTTAGGCAGTAAATCATCTAATTCTGATATAAATACTGCTCTTTCTGCTATTGCTACTGAAATGGGTGAAACTCAAGCTGTTTGCGATAAAGTAGATGCAGATTTGGTCTTAGCAAAAGCAGAAGTTGTATTAGCTAAAGCTGAAGCAGCAGAATTAGCTACACAGACAGACAACGGAGGTGACTTTGAAACAGCTGTTGACGCAATGGCGACAGAATTAAATAAGGTTGATGATGTTATTGTAGAGGCTAGTACTGAATTTGATAAAGTTGACAATGTTATTGTTGAGGGTAGTGTAGAGTTTGATAAGTCTGATGCTATATTAGATTTAGGTGAAGCAGATTCAGAAAGCGCTGTAAATACAGCAGCAGCTAAGATAATAACAGAAATGGATGAAACACAGGCTGTATGTGATAAGATAGATGCTGATTTAGTTCTAGCTAAGGCTGAGATTGTTCTTGCAAAAGCTGAAGCGGCTGAAATAGCAACTCAGACTGATAATAGTAGCGATATTGCTACAGCTCTTACAGCTATAAACACAGAATTAGATAAAGTGGATGAAGTTATATTGTTAGCTAATGAAGAATTCGATGAAGTAGCGGCTGAAGTAAGTTCTACAGCTACATCTCCTATAACATCAGCTAGAAGCGCTGCTCCAAGTGTTTTATCTATAAGTGATTTAAGTGTTAGTGTATCAGCTCCTTCTGCACCTAGTTTAGCTACAGTTGAATATCCTGAAGCTAGTAATGCTGACGCTAGTGTCACTGCTGTAACAACTGCAACTGCATCTGCTCCAAGCATTATTGACGTTAGTAGCAATGCACCATCTTATACTAAACCAACTTTAACGACTAGAGTATCATTTAATGCTTTTTTTGAAAGTGGTTCTTTAAATCCTCTTGACGATGCTGACCCGGGAGTATTTTCTACAAGTACGCCACCAACTTTAGGTACTGCAAGCTTTAGTACGCCTGCAATAGCTACTGTAGCGGTTGCAAGTTTTGGAACAGCTCCAGCTTATACAGCTCCAGTGGTAACTGGAGATACTCAAGAATTAAGTGGGTCTATTGTAGCAGGAGCAATAGGAACAACTGGAGATTTTACTAACTTTCAACATTGGTATGATGTTTTAGCTGATATGATAGAAACTGAGGAAGATACGGAATTAGCTGGATTACAAATTAATAAAATTAATTCGTACATAGGAGTATATCAACAAGCATTGCAAAATCAATTAAATATATTTAATGATGCAAATGTAGAGTATCAAGCAGCTATTCAAGAAAAAATTAAAGAAGCTGACCTTGCATATCAAGAATCTCAACAAGAAGCTCAATTATTGTTACAAAAAGAATATCAAGAATATCAATCTAAAGTATCTGAATACCAAGCTGAAGTAAATACAGATGTTCAGGTTTATTCTCAAAAACTTGAAAGATATAAAACTGAGCTTAGTACAGTTTATCAAGCTTGGGCAAAAACAGAAACTGACAGTTTTCAACAGTATCAACTTGATATACAGAATGAATTAAATGAGTTCAATAAAGATAATGCTAGATATCAAATGGAATTTAAAGAAGCCGCTGATAAAACTCAAATGGATTTACAAGTAGCTGTTGCAAATGCAAATAATTTAGCTCAGGAATATAGACAGGAAGCTCAACAATCGACTGAGATGGATAAATTTAATAAGGCTCAAGACCAAGCATTAGCATTAACTAACGCAGCTAAAGAAATGGAAGATTTAGTACTTAATAATAAATCCTTAATGGAAAAGTTTACAGGAGAATTAAATAAGTATACTGCTCAAGTAAACGATGAGGTTCAGGAATATCAAGCTAATTTACAGCAAAAAGTACAAGAATTTGATTCTAGTATTAAACTTCAAGGAACTTATTTTAAAGAAGCTGAAGCTAGAATAAATGCAGGTGATGCATTTTTAAAACAAGCTCAGGCAACTATAGCCCAAGCTCAAGGTTATGCTGCTGAAGTTTCTGCTAGAGCTAGTTTTAGCGGAGCTAAATCGCAGGCTATACAAGGTTATATTAGTACAGCTCAAAGTTATGTAGCTTCTGCTCAGGGGTTTGGTAATGAAGTTCAAGCTAAGATTGCTATAGCAAATGGATATATTGCTGAAATAACTATTAGGTTACAACAAGCAGAATCAAAAAGACAAGAATCTCAATCTAGAATAGCGGCAGGAGGAGCTTATTTACAAGAGGCTCAAGCAATAGTAGCTCAAGGCAGTGCTTATATAGCAGAGGCTCAAGCGTATGTTTCACAGGCTCAGGGATATGCGGCAGAAGTGAATGCTAGAGCAGGTTTTAGTTCTGCTAAGTCTCAAGCAATTCAAGGATATGTAAATACGGCTCAAAGTTATGTGGCTACAGCTCAAGGA